ATGAAATAGTAAAGCACGCCCAGTAATACACGTAACGCCAAAGATGATGCAGTCTTCAACTTCTCCATGATGTTTTTTAAGATCATATAAATATTCTCTCCTGATCTGTGCATACTCTACAGGTATATTCGCATTTAAGTAAGCCATAATTATTCCTCACTTCATTGTACCCCAATTTGGTCCAGATTCATAGTCCACTTTATTTTTTATATTTAAAGCAATTGTATTTTCCATTGCTCCGTGAACCGTGTTTCTTTCTTCTTTGTTTCTAATTGATACACAAAGCTCATCGTGTATTTGTATGTGTGGCACTATGCCTTTCTCATACAAGTCTACCATGGCTTTCTTTGTCATGTCTGCTGCTGAACCTTGTATCAATCTATTTAAAGCTTTGTATGTAAAAGCCCTGGCATAATGTTTTTCAAAATGCTCGCAATCAGGATCTATATACTTTCCATATTTTTCCATTTGATCTAATTTGTAAGCATCCATGGCTTTTTCTTTTGTTGCATATAATTCAACTTCAGTGAATCTATTTATCTTTGGATCCCATTCTTTATCTCTTGTCTCCCATTTATCAAAACGACAGAATCTATCTCCTAGTGTAAATAGTAGACCATTTTGACCAGCAAACTTTGATAATCTTTGTGATAAATCTCTAACAAAGGGTACCTGCGCATGATAATTTTGAAATAATTTTGTAGCTTTCTTCTCATCCAGGTTTAATTCTTTTTGTAATTTTATCTTACCCATGCCATAAAACAGCCCTAAATTAATAACTTTTGCTTGTTTTCTTGGTATTTTAGCCATGTCTGCAACAATTTGATGAAAGTCAGCATCGTCTTTATCAAATTCTTCTTTTAAATTATCAGTGCCAGGTAAATTAATTTTTAATGCATAGTGCACAACAATTCGTGGTTCCTGTTGTGAATAGTCAAAGCTACCCCACTCACACCCAACCTCTGGTATGAATAATTCTCTCATCTTCTTACCTATAAAACCTTTAGACGGAATCTGTTGTAGATTAGGATTTGACATACTAAATCTACCAGTAACTGTACCACCTTTCTCTGATCTAATTTGATTTATATCTGCATGTATTCTTTCGTTGTGAACAAAATCTAGTAAGCCGTCTACAAAAGTATTTTTAGCTTTGTCATATTCTCTAGCTTTTGCAACAAATCTTAAATATCTATTTTTGTGTGTCTTTAAAAAATCTTTTGGAAGTTGTGGCATCTCTGATTTAGGTGTTGTTTTGTAGTCAGTAATTTTTTGATTCTCTAATAATTTTTTTATAGACGCTGCTGCCCATATTTGAATATCAACACCTGTATCTTTTTTTATTATGTTAAGTAATTTATCTCTACGTCCCTCAAAAAACTTTCCTAACTGTTTAGCTTTTTGGACATCTATCCTAACTCCTTTAAATTTCATGTCAACTAGACAAGGAAATAATTTAGTTTCTAATTCAAAAATCTTTCTACAAGTTTTTTTACTATTGTCTTCTGGTTTAATATATAATACTTCGTCCAATTTTTTATTAAATAAATTCCATAGTCTTAAAGTTAAACTAACATCTTGTTTTGCATATTCTTTTACGATAGAGGCGGGCAACTTATGCATGTTAGTCATTGGGTCCTTAACTGTGCCACCTGACCACTTCAAAGTTTTTTCTTGTAGATCGTATTTGTATTTTTCATCTTGTAAATAATCTTTTGACAACGAGTCTAGGGTATATCTAAATCTATTTTCATCGATGATAGATGCCGCTATCATGGTGTCAACAATTCTACCTTTTATCATTTTGCCTGTCACAGCTCTTATCCAACACACATCATACATTGCGTTGTGAAATACTTTTGTAATTTTATCATTCTGAAAAATTTTCTCATTTAAAACTTCCCATACCTTTAATTGTTTATCTAATGACAGGTCAGTATCCGCGTGTCTTAATGGAAAATAGGTTGTGTCATTTATTGTAGCAATAGCTATGCCACATATAAAACCATCACCTCGTATTGCACCTAGCCCTTTTGACTTAAGATTAGGGTCGTAAGTTTCTATATCAACAGCTACAGTATCAACTCCATTAAGATTTAAATCTTCTGGTGTCTTACACATTATAATCTCTCTCTAATATCATTTCTAAATAGTGTATTGCTTTCTTAATATCTTGCTCTTTCCCTTTAGAAGAATGTCTACAAATATATTTTATAGCATTTCCTTCCGCAAATAAAAGTTTATTTTCATTGATAAACTCTGCGGGCTGTATTTTCATATTGCGATAATGTTTCCCTCCTACCTGCTTTTCTAATGAATCGTATGTTATACCTTTAAAATCGTCTTTGTGTGTCATGTTTTTCTCCTAATGTATATCTATCTTGTGATGCGATTGTCCAACAATCTATTCTACCTCTACTGTAAGCTACATACTTTAAACGTAGTTGAGTAAAATAATCTTCTGGTCTAGTGCAAGTTAAATCAACAATCACATTGTCATAAGTTAAACCTTTTACTGTGTGAATGTTTGCATAGTGAACTCTTGTTTCTCCTTCAGTGTCCACTCCTTGCCTTATTAAATTATTTATGTATTTAATTTTTTCTACATCTGTTTTTGATTTTATTCTGGTGTGATAAAAATCTTTAAAATCAACACTCTCTGGTTTCAAATAGTTTTTATTTATCAATTCAAAAATAGTATAGTCTTTGTTTATCCAGTCTTCAAACGTAGCTTCTCCTTTACCTTTTACTATTACCTTAGAGCCCATGTAATACCAAAACTCTTTTATTTGTTTTAAAGGCATTGGTGTTCCCTGTGCAAAGTATGGCCAAAATTTATGACATCTTATTTCTTTTTTAGAGACATAAGGGTTAAGACCAACGTGTGCAAATTCTAAACCATGATACAATAAAAAAGATCTGACCCATTTACCTGAAGGCGTGCCTCTGTAAGTAAATAAAAAAGTTTCTTTTGTATTTTTTATTTTGTCTAACAAAATTTCCATGGCTGAACAGTTTGTAGTTAAACTTGGTAAATAATAACTGTTACCAATAATATCTTCAACAGGTTTCCATATACGACTATAACCATAGTGATCCCATATTGGTTTTATTATTTCTTTACATAATTTATTTATTGTTTGTCCACATCTTAAACCCTGCTCTAATTGTTGAGCATCTTTAGAAAGTTCATGAAAATATTCTGCATCCGCTCCTGCAAATTCAAATATGGTTTGATCTGCATCTCCCACCATGTAATATTCTTTTACATGTGTAGACATTTTTTGCAAAGCTTTAAGTTGTGGAACATTACTATCTTGAGCTTCATCTACAATTAAAACGTCAATATCAGGGGCAATAGCGTGTTCATTAAACTCGTGTATCATATCGTTATAATCACAAACTTGATTTGTTCTTTTATATTCATCATACACATCTTTCATCTCACTAAGAATTGTATAATTATTGTAAGGGTAATAACCAGAACTAGTAGCTTTTAGTGTATACCAATACTGTTTTATTGTTTTACCAGTTCCAAAAGCATCAGTTAGAAATTTAAAAAACTTATGTTTATCATTTTCAAATTCTGATTGAGTGACTCTCTGACGTTTAAACCCAGAGTTTAATCTGCACAAATTAAGATAATCAGCGTAATCTACTAATTCTTTTTTTAACAATTTACTTCTACAAAAAGCATGTATTGTACAAATTTTATACTTAAAGAATTTTTTCTTTAGACCTTTTTCTTTTATTTCTGGTAGGTCTAATATGGCATCCTTTAATTCTTCTGCAGCCACTTTAGTATGAGACAACATAATTATTTTTTCAGGATCATATTGTTGTAAAAGTTCTTGATATTTTTTTGTTAAAAAAATATGTGTCTTACCTGTTCCTGGAGGACCAGATACAAATTTAGGTTTCATCGGTTATCCTTTCTATTACTTCTTGTGCTTCTCCTTCTATGATTAAATTATCCTTATTTATCTTATAGTTTTCTATTCTATAAGATGTGCAAGATTTACCATCGTGTTTACCTCTATATTTTTTAGCTCTTAATATGCGTTTGCATTTTAATACAAGATCTACTCTTGCTAAATTAATTCTTTTATCTTGAAGGAATTGATCGAGTTTATTTAAATTAAATTCTAAACTTTCATTTTTTAAATTAAAATAAGGTAGACCAAAGGTTGCAAGTTCTTTTTTATCTGTATAAGCTTTATTTTTTTCTATAAAAGAATCAAACCATCCTATAAATCTTACATCCTCACTTGATTCTGGATCGTAATCAAGAGCTTTAGTCCTAGCTTCAAACTTTGCTTTCATCATTTCTATAAACTTTGCCTCTTTCATATATGGTAAATACACAGCTACTTGTGTCATTACTTCGTCATAAAACATACTTTTTTTCATAAGACTAGGTCCTTTCACCGTCACTGATTTTTCTACTTTCTTATCCTCTTCAATCGCATATATAGTCACAAAATATCTATCGCTTCCATATTCTACAATATCTCCTATGTGTTCATTAACTTCTTCTCCATTTTGAGAAATACCAATCCATTTAAATAAATCTGATACATCTTTTTTACTTACGTTTAAAATTTCTGCTAACTTTGGAATTCCATATATTTTATTAGCTGCTCTTCCTGTCGTGCCTTTTTGGTTTCTTTTATCACACTCACTATCATTAGCCTCTATTGATATTCTATGAACAAAAAGATCTATCTCATCGTCAGTCCAGTCTGTATTTTTTATTAGTATTCCTGCTATAGCAGTGCAGTAAACATCTCTAACTCCAGACGGTGGGTATATTATTGTAAGAGCTGTTGACAAAGCTATTTTACCTACATCGACCGCTATGTTGCCAGTGTAGTCATGTATGTTTGTATAGTTATCCCATTTAACTATTTCTCCATTATCATTATACGGAGATTCAGGAACAACAGTATATCTTTCTTTACCACTTCTTAACTCGCAAAGAGTTGCACCATGAGGAAATTTTTCAAAGTTTTTTTCAAAACAAACTGGTAATGTATACTGTGTAAATTTACAGGAACCTGTCCAAAGGTAATGACTGTTAGGATTATTTTTTCTTCCATAACTTGCTCCGCAGTCTTTTAAATAATGTGGTATGAATCTTCTTACAACAAAGTTGTCTATATCTAAATCTATATGTTTATCTAATCTTAATGCTATTTGTGCTTTTGAGTGATTGTTTTTCCATTCTTCTTTCGTTAAATTAAAATCGTCTGCCTTCCAACTGACTCTAGATTTTTTTTGATCAGTGGGTATTATCACGTGACCCAGGTTTAGCCAGTCCTCATAAGTTATTGGTTTTTTATTTATCTCTTCATTCATAAATTAAAAGTGGGCGTATCCACTCTCGCTTCGACGCCCACTACCTAGGATATTATAAATTTAGAGACTGATTTGTTTTCTCTTGATTTTCTGGTTTAGCTTCTACTTCACCTTTACCTACGCTCACAGCAAAAGATTTAGCCATCTCATAAGCTGACTTATCTTGTACTGGACCGACTTTAGCTACATCCCAACCAAACCATGTTCCTTTGTCATTAGACATCTGAACGGTTGATAGTTTATAAATGTGGCTGTAAGTAGGCGGAGTAAACAAACCATTCTTACCCTGCATCTTGATCCCCATCATCATCGAATTCCATTTTCTACTAACTTTTAATTGAGTAGACTTCATTGAAATCAACGCTGTTTGCGGAGTTTTTCCAAGAATTAATACGAAGTGATTAGCGGTATTGTCAAGATAATTACCGTTTGGTAATCTATCTTTGTAGTCTTTACCTCTAGTGGTCTGACTAATAATATCACTATCTGCCTCGTGAATAGCTACAGGAGCGCCAGTGCTTTGGCCTCTGTCTTGCCATTCTATGTATTGTCTTTTGTAATGACATGGCACAACTTCTATTGTGTCATACAACTGATTAGTGACAGTGTTTATTATTTTGCCAGGCTCTGCGCCTTCGACATACTTACCATCTCTTTTGTTTACCTCTGGAGATAGTTGGCCCAAAATTTTTAAGAAAGGCAACGCAAGAT